AGTCCATTTACGCAACGTCAGATAGAAAACCTTTCTGAAAGTGCTGATATTGCAGAGAAAGAAATGGTAGATCTTTTAAAACCATTTATGTCAGATGCAAGAATCCAAGCAGAAATTGTAGGATTAAAAAAAGGTCAAACTTTATCTGGTAAATTTTATGACTCTATAAGAAGAGCACATGAAGTAATGCATGGTAGAGAACGTTTAGAAGATATAGACCCAGATATGTTTGCTGCATTTGATGCAAGAAGTGACACTATTAAAGGAAAAAAAGTATGGCAGACAGCTGATGTTTTAGCAGCTGATTTTGTTATAGGAGCATTATTTAGAAAAGCTAGAGATCATGGTATTGCTGGTAGAGAACTATTTGAAATTGCTGATTTAGCAGATGTAGATGGTCCAACTAAAACTTTATATGACACTCTTGTTGGTGCAATTATTCAAAGAAAAATAGCTTCATACACACGAGGTATGGAACTTAAAAACCTTGATGTTCGTAACCCTGCAAACAAACAAGCTCTTAAAGATGGTATTAATGCTGAGATAGATAAAACAAAAACTGCATATCAAATAGCTTTTAAATATGCTGGCGACAATCAAGATGACAGTTTATTTAGAGCATATTATGAAACAGTATCAATGAGTAATGATATTCATAACTTTGATGATTTTGATGCTTGGATTAAAAGAAAATTAAAAGGTGGTGAGTTAGACGGTAAAACTAGAACTGGTGTTCTTATAAAAGAGTTACAGGGTGTAATGATCAATAGTGTTCTTAGTGGACCTAAAACTTCAGTAAGAGCAATTATGGGTACCGGAACTGCTACTTTCTTAAGACCTTTCTCACAAATTGTTGGTGCTACTCTTACCGGAGATAGAACAACACAAAGAGCTGCTTTAGCTTCAATGAGTGGAATGATTGAATCTATTCCAGAAGCTTGGAAAGTATTTAGTACTAAATTAAATGCTTACTGGTCAGGAGATATTTCTACTATTAAAACTAGATTTAATCAAAGAACAAACGCCGATGAACAATGGGCGATGCTTGGTGATTATATAGAAAATAGTGGTAAAGCAAGTGCTGGTGATAAAGGTGCATACTATATGGCAAATATGGCTAGATCTTTGAATGACAATAATTTTTTAACTTATTCAACAAAGATCATGGCTGCCACTGATGATACTTTTGGTTTCATATTGGCTAGATCTAGAGCAAAGGAAAAAGCAATGCGCTTTGCTATGGACCAATTAGGTGAAGGTAAAATAAATGAAATTACTCCAGATTTATTAAAAACAGCACAAGATAAATTTTATGCTGAGATAACAGATATTGACGGTAACATTACTGAAGCTGCAACTTTATTTGCAAAGAAAGAAGCTACATTAACAACTGACTTAACTGGATTTTCTAAAGGTTTAAATGATGTATTTGAATCAGCACCATGGGCTAAACCATTTTTCTTGTTTGCAAGAACAGGTGTAAACGGTTTATCTCTTACTGCTAAACATACGCCAGGTTTTAACTTCTTAGTTAAAGAATGGAATGATATAGCATTTGCTGACCCTAGTAATCTATCTGGTTTACAGAAATACGGAATAGAAACAGCAGAAGATTTAGCTAATGCAAAAGCATTACAAGTTGGAAGATTAGCTATTGGTAGTTCTATTATTTCAATGGCTGCACTTCACTTTATGAATGGTGGTCTTACTGGTAATGGACCAGCTGATAGACAAAAAAGACAAGCATGGATTGATGCTGGATATAAACCTAGAACTATAACTGTTGGTGGAGTACAAGTTAGTTATGATTCATTTGAACCATTTAACTTAATACTTTCAACTATTGCTGATATTGGTGATTACAGCCAATTAATGGGTGAAGAGTGGACAGAAGATAATTTTCAAAAATTAGCGTTAGTAGTTGCACAAGGTATATCTAGTAAATCTTATTTAGCTGGTATACAACAATTTGTAGATCTTTTCGGAGGTCAAGCTGGTTCTTGGGAAAGAATTATTTCTGGATTAATTAATAACCAAATACCTCTTTCTTCATTAAGAAATGAATTAGGTAAAGTATTTAATCCACATATGAAAGAATTAAATTCAGGTATTTTGGAGTCTATAAGAAATAGAAACCTAATAACTGAAGGATTAGACCCAGAAGGTGGTTTACCTACTAAATACGACATGCTTAATGGACAACCAATTAAAGATTGGGATTTTCCTACTCGTATGTTTAATGCATTCAGTCCTTTCTATGTAAATCTAGATCAGAGTGAAGGTAGAAAACTTTTATTTAATAGTGGTTATGACATGAGAATGTCAACCTACTCATCCCCAGATGGAATAGATCTTAGTGATAATGCAAGACTTAGATCTTTATATATGAAAGCTATAGGTGATCAAAATTTAGAAGCTAAATTAAACAAATTGGCAAAAGACCCAAAAATAATTGCTTCTATAAATCAAATGAAAGCTGACTTAAGAGCTGGTAAAAAAGAGATAAATCCAAGAACAGCATATGTTCACAATAAAATCATTCATACATTATTTATGGATGCTCGAAAAGTAGCTTGGGCGCAAGTTAGAAATGACCCTGAAGCATTAGAGCTATATCAAGAAAATAAGAGAATAAATATTTTAAATCAAACTTCATTAAATAAAACAGCAGATTTTAACAGATACGAGAATGCAGATTCTAAACCTTCTGATTTATTACTGCCTTACAGATAATCCACTCGCCAATTAAATAAAAAATCGTTTGTAAATACAAATGGCGACAACTGAACATTTTTATACAGGCAATGGTTCCACCACAACCTTTGCCTTTACATTTCCATATTTATCGAATGACGCTGTAAAAGTAGAACTTAACAACGTCCTAAAAACTGAAAATACAAGTGGTCAAACAGATAATGACTACACCATTTCTAATACAAATATTGTCTTTAACTCAGCTCCAAGCAATGGAGTTAACGTACATATTTATAGAAATACTAACGTTGACTCAGCTCAAGCAGTTTACGCTGCTGGCTCATCAATACGAGCAGCTGACTTAAACAATAACCAAACTCAATTACTTTACTCAACGCAAGAAGCTCAGTCACAACAAATAAGAACGACTGACATAAAAGATGGTGCTGTTGATAGCACTAAAATATTAGACGGAACTATTGTCAATGCTGATGTAAATGCTTCAGCTGCAATTGAAGGTTCTAAATTACAGGCATCTTCTGGCTCAGTAGCCGGTAGTATGTCTTCTGCTAATTTTACAAAGTTAGCTGGAATAGAGACTGGAGCAACCGCCGATCAGTCTAATGCAGAAATAAAAACTGCTTATGAAGCAAACAGTAATACCAACGCATACACGGATACAGAAAAAACTTTTGTTAATGATATAACTTCTACAGCTACAGAATTAAATGTTTTAGATGGTATTCCAACAGGATTAACAGCAACCGAATTAGGATATGTTGATGGTGTTACAAGCGGAATCCAGGCACAGATAGATGGTAAGCAACCATTAGATTCTGAGCTAACAGAACTAGCTACAATGGGTAGCGGAACTGCTGATGCTTTAGCTGACTTAACTTCTGCTGAAGTACAGACATTAGACGGTATTACTGCATCTACAACAGAACTTAACTTGTTAGATGGCAAGAGTATAGTTACATCTATTGCTGGAAGTGCAACTGATGTACAGATACCTTCAGCTCAAGCTGTAAACGAAAGAATTGTAGAGCTGGTAACAGAGGTTGGAGGTTTTGCACCAATAGCAAATGAAACAAGTTTCCCTGCAACTAACCCAGACATTAATGATGGTGCTGGAACTATTGTAAGTATTAAAGCTTTAGCAAGTAATTTAGTTGCTAACTCAAGTGGAGTTGCAACAATTGCAAACGGAGCTGGGACTGGAAATACAGTAACTATAAATGGATTAGGTAATGCTCAAACTATTACAGCCGGAAAAGGTTTATTAGTCGAAACAACAACTACACTCCATACATATACTTTTCACAGAGAAGCAATTGATGGAACTGGAATTACAAATGCTTCAAATCTTGTAAGTGACTTTAATGATAGATATCAAATAAGTGCTAGTGCACCTTCATCACATCCAGATGGTTCTGCATTACAAGATGGTGATTTATGGTTTGATACATCTACAAATATAATGAAGGTGTATGATGCTGGTAACACTCAGTATGATGCTGTAACTTCTATTGGAGACTTTAAATTATTAACAGTAGTTCCTGATGGAGCTACATCTGGCAGTCCTACATTTAATGGTAGTATTGTATCATATGATTTAAGAGATGATAATGTAGCTGCTAACGTAACAAGCGTTGGACAACTAATAGTTAGTCTTAATGGTGTTGTACAAAAACCAAATGCTGGAGTTTACAATGCAAGTAATGAAGGATTTTATCTAGAGGGTAACAACGGAATCAAGTTCTGTACAGCTCCTGTAAGTGGATCTAGTTTATTTGTAACTTTAATTGGTGCAGCTACAGCTATAGGTACGCCTAGTGATAACACAGTATCAGAGGCTAAATTACAATCTGATTCTGTAAGTGAAGCTAAGTTAAAGGTAAGTAATAGTCCAGTTAATGGATACTTTTTATCTGCACAATCTGGTAACACAGGTGGTTTAACTTGGGCTCAGGTAGATACAAATTTAATTAGTGATACCTCTCCACAACTTGGAGGTGATTTAGATGTACAAAATAATAAAGTTACTACATCAACAACTAACAGTAATGTTAAAATAGAACCAAATGGCACAGGTGTTGTAGAAAT